TTGATCTTAGACTCTGTTGCACTACTTGCCACCTTGTCTCTACAAGCTTCTATAAACAATAAATCATAGTATCTAATGAAATCTACAGCCCAACGCGTAATATCGCCTGTAATCGTCTGTGCATCAGGGTTAGAAGCAAGAGTGCATAACAATGACAAACGCATGGCCTTTTCCTTAGAACGGCTTAGAAGAGGCTCTAGGTTATCTTTTTCAAGTATATCTTGTCGTTTAACTATCTCTCTAGCAAAGTCTTGTAGTATCTCTTCTGATTCTCTATCAAACTTAATAACTATCTGATCTAAGTCCATCTCTGCATTGTCTCTGGATAGATCACTCATAGATCCTCTTTGTCGTCTTACATAGTTTACCCAGTTGACTATAGATATTGGTGGTGCTTTATATCTTTTTAGTTCACCAACTCTTCGTGGTTCAGTTGATTCAACAACGACAAACCTATTAAGAAAGCCATCTGCAATCCTACCTCCATTTAAAGCACTGTAAAAATTCTTAGGTACTGATAGACCAACCAATGTTATGGCTGGCTTATGGGTTACACGATTCATCATCATTTCTTTGTATTGTTCTTGCACATTCATTAAAGAGTAGTTGTCTGGTCTTAGTACACCATGACAACGACCCCAAGCTTCCATGAGTGTTTGCACTCCATCTTCTTTGTTAGTATTCCCAGAATTACTGATAGCCTCTAGTCTTTTACCAAACTCATCCATGATGGTTATCTGTGTAGGCCGCATCTTTAATACTGAATGCACAGCTCCACTAGATGTGTAACCATCTCCTACTACTAATTTTTCGTGATCACTTGCATTAAGGACACCTTCCACGAATGTTTTAATATTCTCTTTACCTTGACCAGACTTAGCTATACCCATGAAATACATAGACGAAAAGTTATTCATGTTGGTTCTATATATGCGGCCACAGGTAACACTAGCTAAGGCTAATGCACCAACAAGTGATAGTTCCGGCTGTGGTACTTGTGCTATATCTTCACAGAACTCAAACATATCTTTAAGCAAACCTGGAGGGTTAAATAGGTCTTTGGGTTTTTGTATAGATTCAGTCGCCTGTATAAACAATGGTGCTATCTTATTTTTTCTGTCATGTGTGCTTTTAACACTCTCAACTACAGCATCTATTTCTTCTTGTGGTAAAGGTGGATTGTTATTTTTGTTCCAGTTTTGTAGAAAGATCTTTACAAATTCTAAATTAACATTCTTAGATATAAGGTAGCCGGATATCCTAGCAGCCCCGTCATTTCTTGATCCTTCAAGNACGCCATCTAATGAGAAGGGTGCAGTNTGTATTCCTGTTTCAGTCTTAGGCACACCTGTAATTTTNTGAAACTCAACATCTGTAAAGTCTGGTAGATCATTGTGATCATAGATTTTCCAATCAGGAAAGGTGACTGGTTTATAAACTTGACCATTAGCATGTCTATTCCATGGAGCTATAATTAAACCACCAACTCCTCTAATATCTATCAATCTTTCNATNGGTGTGTCATTGGTTCTTCTGGTAGCAAAGGTGGTATAGTTTTCAGGATTGTTATAATAGTAATGCATACCCTTACCAGTTATAACTTTAAATGGACAAGCAGGCATATTCTTTTCTACCCAGTCCATAGCTTCTGGCGAATCAGCATCTACGACTACAAACTTACCACAAACTAAAGCAACTTGAAGGTTGTCCCTATCCTTAAACCATGATTCTACAAGGGTTCTAGAGGGTCTGGACTCTTTATATTGCTCCCAACTACCTAGAAAAGATGGTGGCTTTTTGTTAGATCTCTGTAGAGGTACAACATTATATCCATCATCATAGTAGGCAAGTGCTTGCTCTAAGGATGTATCGTCCTCAGTTACATTGAGCTGAAACACACTAAGTTTCTGTGTCTAAGATTTCAGATACAGGTCCATATATAGACTCGTAATCTAATCTTCCATCAGTTGCTCGTATGATTTGTTTTGCTTGATTAATAGTAGGTTGTCTATATCCATATCTCCAAGACTTACATGATGCCTCAGAACAATCGAACTTTATCGCAGCTTCTTTTTGTCCTAAGAACTCTATGTAATCTCTAAGCGAATACTTCTTTACCTTTCTATCGGTGTGGTTTGGTTTAATCCCCATAGTTTCATATTCCTTAAGTTTTTTTGTTGCAAGTGTTTTTATTCTAAAATAATAATTTGCTTCCCATGTCTGAACGGCTTTGTTGTCGTCTGTCATTACTTCTCCTTTTTTTCAACATATTGTAAAAATAATATTTTACATATTGTATCTATGTGTTATATAATATGCAAGTTAATTTTAAATAAAGGAGATTGAGAATGGAATTATCAAATAGAATAGTATCTCCGCAAAAGTTAGTTCAAGACCAAGGTGCAAAAATCTTGGTGTATGGAATGGCTGGAGCGGGTAAAACAACTTTAGCTAAAACTGCTCCAGGCAAGGTACTTGTAATAAGTGCTGAAGCTGGTTTGTTATCTATTAGAGATGCAAAGAATGTGGAAGCTATTGAAGTGAAAGAAGCGTCAGAGGTTATGCAACTGCATGATGCTTTAAAGTCTGGAGAATTACAATACGACACAGTATGCTTAGATTCAGTATCTGAGATAAGTGAGATCTTATTGACATGGGAGAAATCTCGTAGCAAAGATCCACGTATGGCCTATGGTAATGTTCAGGAATCTGTAACGAACTTAATGCGTGCTTTTAGAGATCTAAATATGCATGTGTTATTTCTTTGCAAAGAAGATGTAGTAAATGATGATGGCATACTTAGACATGCACCAGCAATGGTCGGCACTAAGTTAGGAGCTAAAATTACTTACTTCTTTGACGAGGTGCTTGCTCTAAGAATTATTGAAGATCAAGATGAAGATGGTAAGAACGTGCAGATAAGGTGGTTGCAAACTACATTTGGTCAAGGCTATCAAGCCAAAGATCGTAGTGGCAAACTCGAAAACTTCGAGAAGCCTGACATAAGTGCTCTAATTGAAAAGTTAGGGTTTACATTAATCAATGACAATAAAGGAGAAGCAAATGTCTGATTTTAGTGATGTAGAATTTTTTGAAAATATAGAGGAGATGTCTTCGGCCGCACCTCTTGCCCCTGATGGGGAACATAATGCAAAGGTTATTGCAACGGATAAATATAAATCCAATGCAGGTAACTGGACGTTGAAAGTAACATTTAATATTGATGGCGGTAAGTATCGTGATCATAACGAATGGTATAACCTATGGGCTACTAATGAGGACAATAAGCGTATAAGCACGGAGATATTCACCAGGCTTACTAAGGCTGTTGGCTTTAAGAAGTATCCAGAAGATCATAGTGATTTTGTGGGTAAAAGATTGATCATAAAGACTGAACAAGTTGATGATCAGTTCCAGGGTGATAACGGTGTAGTAAATACTAAGAAGACTAAGATCCGATTGTATTTGCCAGAAGCTGATGCTGACATGAGTCCGCCTAGGGAAGCAGTCCCACCTTTTTAATAAGGGTGTAAAAGATTAAGGGGCTTATTGCCCCTTTTTTATTTCCTCTGAATGCAGGTTTATTAATTGTTTACAAATCTCACCTGTTGTTACTCGTCTACCTGCTTGCTCAGAATAATAATTTCTAATTGCAGTTAAGTTCTGGTTGGTAATTGGATCTATTCTAAACTGTACACCTTGGGTGTTTTGTTTTTCTTTGTTAAATTGTAGTTTCATTTGTTTCTCCTTGACATTTTGTTAGCTGTTCTTTGGAAAGACCACTCTAAAAATTTATCTATTAAATCGTAAAATCTGTTGATCACATGTTCTCCAGCTTGTCACGAAGCCTGTTTAGATACCAAACTGCCTTGTCTATATCTTCTATGTTTGCATCCTTATGATCTTCTCTATAAGTATATTTAATAGAGTTGCCTTTACAGTAACCTTTAAACTCTTCTGGAGTTAGCATGGCCTCTATAATGTCAATGCATTCAATAGAGCCTTTTTTGTAGTGTGGTGGGTGATTTACATTATCCGTCATTTTTTAGTTCCTCTAGTTCTGCTTTTGCACAAAACAAGTTATCTTCAGTTTCTTTTAGCATTATTTTGAGCCANGTAATCTGTTCCTCATACTTAGCTATTTTTGTTATTAGTTCTTCATTCATCAGTTTCTTCTCTGTAAAAATTACCAGTATCAAGATCTACAACATTAGGACTGTTATATATCGTAGCTGGTGCACCATTTAAGACTTTGTTGTAATCTTCTAAGTATTCACTCAAAAAGTTCCAACCTATTTCCATATCGGTATGGTTCATTTTGAACAGTTTATTTGCATAAGGTGGTTTCTTTTCTTGTGCAACAAACACGAAGTCATGAACCTCAAAGCCTGCACTCTCAAAACCCTTCTTATACCAAGCGGCCTGTAGATCATAAGAGTACCTTCTAACAGAGTTAGTAAAGCCTCTTACAGAACAATCAATGGTAGTTTTATAATCTACAAGCACTATAGCATTCTTTCCGTGTGGTTTATTAAACGGATTTAACACTACATCTGCCCTAGTTTTACATAACAAACCTTGTTCAAACCAATATATAGATACCTCGTAAGGTGAATCAAATACTTCTGGGTAATCTTTAGCTGGATTTAGATATGCTTTTGCTTCAGGCACTAAACTGTTCTTCATGCTATATAAAGTATCTTTATCTTTCTCATTAATAACAGTTAGGCCTTTAGCAAGACTTTCCTGCTTTAAAGCTTTATTGCTATTAGTGTATGGAGATCCGGTTATAGTTACTACATCACTAAAGAAAGCTCCTTCACCCTCAACAATCAAAGAATGTGCGGCAGATCCGAAGTTCATAGCAGAGGTTGGTTCAATAACTTCTTCCAATGCATGTAGCTGACTTTGACTAAACCTTCTAATGCTAGACGAGGATATTCCTGGACTGCTGTGATAAAAGTTATTAGACATGTTAGGGAAATAATAAGCATCTCCTACTACTACATGTGGTTGTTCTTCTAGTATTTGTGGTAACTTCATGAGACATCCTTCCTTACAGTCTTTGCAGCTTCTTTAACTAAATGCCTACCTGCTTTTACACTTGGTGCACAATCTAGTGCCATTTGGGTAAAGAAAGATATGCCAAACCATACTAATTCTTGTACGCCTAAGTCTTGTGCTTTTTCTGTTAGATCTAATAAATCTTTATAAAGTTCAGTACGAAGCTTGTCATGTGGACATACTTTACTCATGATGCCTCCTGGTCTTGAACAGCAAGTTTATCTACTGCTTCCTGTAGTTCTTTGATAGCAACACCACATTGCCATACAAGGTAATTAATCTT